AGTTTTCGTTGCTATAGTCCACTGATTTAAACCTCTATTTGACCATTCAGCCAATAAAAGGTTTAAGCTTCTTCTAGCAGTTTTTAAGTCATATGCAGTTCTAAGCTCAAGTCCACATCTCTCAAATGCTTCCTCAATATACTCAACAACATCTAACTCAAAGTTTTTTGAACTTGATGTAGCCATAGCTTATTTTTTGAGTTTGCCACCTCTACCCATCTTCTTAAGCTTGCCACCTCTTCCCATTTTTTTAATTGATGACTTACCACCTCTAGCCATTTTTTTGACTCCTGATTTGCCACCCATTGCCATTTTTTTGACTCCTGATTTGCTCATGCCACCACCAGCCATTTTGACAACTCCACCTTTCATCATAGGAACAACAGCACCTTGTCTAGCTCTTCTCATATTAGAGCCACCAGCAATATTTTTTTTAATTCCTGATTTATTTTTTTTCATTTAGATACTCCATCTATTTAAAATATTATCATACTCCTCTTTTGTCCAATTACTATAATAACCCATGTCAGCTAAATTTTGTGAAGCTTTGTTTAATTCTTCTAATCTTTGCATAAACACCATGTTATAAACCTCATCATACATTGGCTCAAAGCTTACTTCTTCAACAACAGTTTTAACATCATGATCTTGATGAAAACCCATAAACCAATAATCCTGTTCATTAAAAAAAGTGTTTAGCATGTTTAATCTGCTATTAAACTCATCTTCACTAAGCTCTACATTAAAATCACAATAGATCAAAACTTTTTTGTTTTGACTAAAATTTTTTGTTTTAAGTATTAAATCAGACCAATCCTCCTGCTTAGATAAACAAACTTGCACCTGATTTTTGTTCCAAGTATTTTTAGCATATGGACATGTTGCATGACCATTCTTTTGTTTTGTTTCTAATATCTCACTAGACCAAGCTCTTATTTCAGATTTAAGTTGCTTTTGAGTTAGCATCACTTTTTTCTTTTTTTAGAAGCAAAGGTTTTAACATTAGTAGGCTTGCCACCAACACCTTGTTTCTTAGACCTTTTTCTTCGCACAGCAGATTTTATTTGTGCTTTAGTCATTCTATTAGCTGTGGCTTTTGGCACACATTTAGGGTATTTTCTTTTGGAGCCTTTAGCCTTGGGTCTACCACACTTTTTGAAACCACCACCTTTTTTTGGTGCGCCTATGTCAACCCAATCTTGTTTGAACCAACTTCTTAGTCCACCTGCCTTTGCCATTATGACATTCGCATTTTAGTTCTTTTTTTTCTTGATGGGTCAATGGCACCACAGCCTCTTGCTACAAAAGATTTTACAGCACCACCACTTTGCATGTAACCCATTTTGTTTCTTACTTTTTTTGGTAGATTGGGCAAACCTTTATTAGATGCTGGTATGGGTTTTAAATTATTACTATTTACTGAACCACCCTCAGCTTTTTTTGTGCCTTTGTATTTACCACCCATTTTTTTATATTCTCTAACCATATATGCATTTGCATACGCGCTCGGGTAAACATCAAATTTTGCTTTAGCCTTAGCTTTAGCCTTAGCATACAAAGATGGGTTTGCTACATTTTTTGGAATTGCCATAATTTTAACCTCTTGTTAATTTTACCTTGTTGTTTTATTTTTTACCATGTTGCCTTCTTATAGCATCTTTACCTTTCCTAAAGATGCTTGCAACAAGCTTCTTACCCATTACCTTAGCTCTCTGTTCTGCTACTGTCAAAATTTGTATTTTTCTTGCAAAAGACTTATTAATCTTTTTTACTTTATTAACAGTTTTTCTTGCATCTTCAGGTGTAGCAAACTTAATGCTGACTGTATCTTTTGGATTTTCGTCAGTGTATAGCCTTCTACCTGAACCTTTGGGTTTTTTACCTGTACCTACTTTTGGGTCAGGCTTTTTTTGTTTTGCCAACTAACATCTCCATCTTCTTCTAGCCTGTCTTAATCTTGAGTTAGGATTTTTAGCGGCTTTTGGAAACTTCTTCATTTGACCTTTACTTCTAGCACAAAATGACTTTCTTCTAGCCTTTTCTGATTTAGTAAGATTTTTCTTTTTTGTGACTGCTGTTTTTAACTTAGAGCCGGGGTTCTTTCTTCTATAAGCTCTGACACCAGCCTCAGTCATGCCAGCACCTTTTTTGGTTGGTCTAAAGTTTTTCTTGGTGCGTGGCACCATCTTTTGTTTTCTTTTTTTCTTTACAGCCATCTTAAATACATAGCCTTATTGCTAAGGCTATGATTTGATTAAATCTAAGAGGTAAAGATAGTAGCTCTGTCAATGTTACTTAATACCACATGTATGCCACTTTCAAACAACACACCTTGATCAGGTATGTTTAATGTTTCAGTGTCATTGGCATTGCATGGAGCAATAAACAAAGTAGTTCCTGTAACAGAACCATTCCTAAAAGTTACAGTTCCATCTGATGAACCACCTGCAATTACATATCCTCTAAGCCTTGATCTACCTGATGTTAAAGCAACTCCACCAGTTGCACTGGATGTAGTAGTTGCAGTTTTAACATCACTGCCTGTCATTCTTGTGGACATATTAAGCTCCTAATTATGCGTCAGCAAATGGTGTAACTAAAGTTCCTGAACCTAAGATTATGCCTTCAACAGCATACTTAGCGGATGCTATAGCAGTCACAGTTACAATACTTCCAGCAAGACCACCTTTGGTTGAACCATTCATTGTGATGACATCATTAGATGCACCTGAAATAAAAGTTTTACCAGTTGCATCATCTACACCAGTGTAAAGTCCACCAACAAACTTATCTGTACCATCTGTTTTAATATCGAGGTCAGTAGCCGCAGTTACAATTACAAATGTAAATGTTGACCCAAGATTGTTAAGTTGGTTTGGGTCATCATTGCTATCAGGAGCAGTTGAGACAATGGATGGTAAAGTAAACTTACCATCAGCATCATTACACAAAAGCACCTTACCTGCATGTGAATCCACTGTTATTGATGTATCAGCAGTTAAGCTTACAACTGAAGCATTACCTGATGAGATAAAACCAGCTAGTGATCTGACCGGTCCTGAAAATGTTGATTTAGCCATAATTTCTCCTAACTAAATAAGTTGTTTCATCTTTGGAGTAAGTCTGCCAAGTCAGTTGAAACAACAAGTTACCTTGGTTTGAAATCAGTATAGCAAAGATAACTTTTGGATGTAAGCTCAAATCAACATTTGATTAAAGTGTTAAAAAGTGGTACAATCAACATATACATAAAAAATCATAAAGGAGTAAATTATGGATATAGCAAAAAATATGTGGTGGGTTTACATCAATGGTTATCGTGTTGTGCAAACTAGAAGCATTGGTTATAAGTGGGTCTATTACAAGACAACCTATTCTAGGTACAAGAGGATCAGTCGTGCCAAATGGGATAAGGCTTGCATCAGCACTCTTGCTGAACATCAATACAAACTTGATGTAATCAACCAAGCACATGACCTTGGCATAAGCATGACCAAACCATCAAGAAAGAAATATGGTTGGTCTTTTAAAACCTTTGAAGAACTAGAAGCAGAAGCTCTAGCAAACAAACAAGAGGTAGCATAATGAGAGACAAGCAAAGACAAAAAGTCTATAACTGGGAAAGATCACAGCCTTGGTACACATGGAATAGTTACTTAACAGAAAAACAAGTTAAGAAGTGTTACGAAAAACTTGATAATAATTTACGCAAGAAAGGTCAAAGAATAAAAGTTGTTTTTTCTAATGGCAGGGGTACCAGTAATGCAGGCTGGAAATTTGGTAGACCAAGAATATTACTAAAAAGAGAGTGGGCATTAAACTATGCTGTCATGCTTCATGAGTTTGCACATATACTTACAAGTGATAGTCATGGTAAAAACTTTGTAAGTGTTTACTGTTGCTTACTTCATGTTTATCATCCTGATGCTCCAACATTTAAAGAACTAGCAAGAACTCTTAACGAGCAAAATGTTGACTTTAAATCTTTTGATTATTGGTACAAGAAACTAAAACTATCTAAAAGAATAAAACCATTTCCTGATTGTGCAAGAGATCCATTACCAAAACCAATTAAGAAAACAAGAGTTTCACCTAAACAAAAATTAATAAAACTTTGTGCAGAACACGATTGGTTAGCATACGATAATGAAACTGGTTTTCCTTATTTCAAATGTGAGGTTTGGGATATAAGAGAAGATGAGAACAGAGATATATACTTTGACGAAATGACAGATAACTCTGACTCTTGGAAAATGGCATATCAATATGCATTAGAGTTGATTGAAAGAGATAAGAACTATGGGAGAACTCTTGATGTTAATTAATAACGAAGAGGACTTTAGGTTAGGTCATATTCATGGTGATAAAATTATTACTTTCCTAGAATCAAAATATGCAAGACAAAAAAAGTTCTTTAGGAGTTTATTTTCGCACATACAACATAAAGGTTATTTAACGAATGATCAACTTGCTTGTATATACAGGAATGAATATTTTTTAGAAAACTATTACTTTTAAAAGAAAGGGGAGCATTGCTCCCCTTAGCTATATGGAGAAATTACTTATGCTCCTTGAGAACCAAAAATTCCTCTCCAATTTGAAACACCAAAAGAATATCTTTCTCTTGCTCTGTACCTAATGTTACCTGTTGAAAATTCAGGTTCCATGGTTGTCTCCATTGGTGATCTCTCAAACATTTTGAGTCCTTCACCATCACTATTCACAGATGTCAAGATGAAATATGCATCAGGGTCATTGAGATAATGATTAACTGAGAAACCATTTGGTATAGAAGATTGATTTCTAACTGAGTTGATGTCATTGTCTGAAGTTCCAACTCTGCCCGGTGTGTTTAAAAGCCTATCAGCTATAAACACCAACTGTGGTGGCACAATTAGTTTTTCAGGTCTAACTGCAATAGTTAGATTTTTGTCATCAACAAAAGTTGAGATGTCAATGATGTTATCCTCTAAAGAAGTTTCATTAAGATCAGCCATAGTGCTTGCTCTGTTTCTAGCAGTACCACCACCTGTTAAAGGGTGTGCTGTAGAAATAAGAGGTTGCCCATCACCAATAGCAAAGTTGGTATCAAATGCATTGTTTAACACATTAGCACCTTTTACTTCTTTGGTGTGTTGCATACTTCTAGCTAAAGCTCTTGTATAACGAGAGCCAAGCTGTGAATATAAATTATCCTCTATAGCTTCTTCTGTTAATGCAAAAGCCAAGGCTATTGTCTCGTGTGTATAACGAGCAGTGTAACCTTCACCTGCATTGTCAAAACTTACCCCAGCACCTTCTTCTTTAGTTGGTGCGGCACCAAATCCTACAATTAATACCTCTTCTTCAAAGGCTCTATCTGAGTCCTCGATTGAGAATATTTCTTCATATTCTCCTTGGTATTCATCATATTCCATCCCAAACAAAGCATTTAGTCCGGGTTCTAGCTCTTTGGCTAGTTGCGCTCTACTTATTGCCATTGTTTAACTCCTTATGCTAAACCAGCGCCTTTAACGCCAGCAATATGATTTTGAATCACAACCAATACATTAGTATTAGAGGTACTTACATCACTGTTATCAGGGTCTTGAGAAATATCAATAGCCTTCAAAGGTAATGTTGTAGTAGTTGCACCTGTTGACAAGTCTAACTCCATACCTGAAATCCCTGTAGTAGTGCTTCCTGAGTTGGTATCAACAATGTCGAAATTACCAAACAGGTCTGCTACTGGGAAAGTATCGTCAGACTGTACTTCAAATACCACATTAGGGTCATCAATGATAAAAGCAATTATATCTGAAGCATTAGTGCTTGCAGGGTAAAAATTGCTAAATACTTGCTCTGATGTGGTTGGGTCTGTATACATGCATCCATTAAAGACACCAACTACAGGCACAGTTGAAGAAGCGGCGGCTCTTTCAACACCTCCACCAGTGACTTGTTTTACAATGTCACCTTGAAAAATGCTTGTACCATAGTTAGCGGCAATTCTGTAACGAGACTGCCCACCTGAGTAAGGTGAACCTCCCATCATTCTTACAGGTTTCAGACCAAAAGAGGCATCTTTATTTGCCATAATTATATCCTACCTTTTTTTTCCAAAATTAACTTTAGACTGTCTATCACTAGAATATTTAACATATTTATTATTGCCATCAAGCTCATTAAACATATTATTATCAAGAGCCTCATTCTGTTGAATGTTTCTGTTCTTGTAATAATCTGATCTCTCAGCAACAGTTTCTACTGGTATTTTAGCTAATATCAGTCCACCTACACTTATAACACCTGCATGTTTTCCATGTTCTATAGTAGGTAAAGGGAAATCAGGGATTTCTTCTTGTTTGACGAACTCCCAACCTTCTCTCATCCTAGCAGAAACATTGTTTCTATCTTCTACACCAACATACTCTGACCTTATCCATCTATACTGATAGCCTTCAGGTGCAGGTGGTGTTTCCAACATTCTTGCAGGTTGCCATGGTTTTCTTCTAGCACTTTTATCGTGTTGCTCTTCTTCACGAGATGAACGAGTATTTTGTTCTACTTTATCTAAATCCATTATTGTCTCCCTTCAATTTTTAACATTTCTTTGCCAATTCTTTTGAGCCAGTCCTCTTGAGACATGCCTCTTGGCTTTATATTATTTTTAACAGAGAGGTGGTCAGATGAAATCTTAATACCTGTTCTCTTGCCTTGTGCTTGTTGCCTACTTCCATTGGAAGCAGATGCTACCCTTTGCACAGATGGGTTTGCATCTTTATTAGCATCTGATTTTAAATCAGGATAAACCTTTTGCAATCTTTTGTCCATTTCTTCATAGTATTCATCTTCAGTACCATCATAACCTTCATTGGTTAAATCTTCATGAATACCCATTGCAGTATATGTTTTTACTCTGTCCTTTTGGAACCAAGAGTTTTTTTCTGCCCAAGCCACTGCTTTTGCATCAGGCTTAGGTTCATCATACACTTGTTGTGGAGCTTGAACTACATTTTGTTGAGTTTCTTGTGCAACCTTATTTTGTTCAGATTGAACTTTAGCCAGCCTTACCCTTTCCTCTTCTAATGCAACCTTGTTTAAAAGCTCTACACTTTTAACTTCAAGATCAGGGTCATTGGTTTCTTTGGCTTTTCTATAGAGTTCCTCAGCTTGTTCTTTTTGTGATTTAACTCTATTTTCATACTCACTGGTGTAACTCTCATCTAAAACAGCTTGCTTTTTTCTAAGAGCATTTAACTCATTTTGCATTTGTGCATAACGAGTTTCAGCTTGTACCGCTCTATCTTCAGCGGCTTTATATTTAGCAGTAAGCTTATTAATTCTCTTGCTTACTCCTCTTGTATATCTATCCAGTTCATCATCAGAGTCACCTGAGTTGACTTCTGTAGATTCTGCTTCATCCAATGAAACTGTTTCTTCAACAGCATCATTTTGAGCTTCTTCTAGCTGAACCTGAATTTCATCTACTTTATTTTCCATTTCTATATCCTCTTATACTGATATGATGTCATCAGGGTTTAAGATGGTTGCAATGACCTCATCATCATTGATGATTCTGACCTCACTCTCATCTCCTAATTTAAACCTAGCTCCTGCATACCTGCCAATAAGAACCCATTGTTTTTCTTGACACCAAGGCTTTTCAAACCTTTTGGGGTCTTTATAACAATCCGGTCCCATGGCAACCACATAAGCAACTACAGTTGCTAGACTCTCTCTTTCGATAGTCTCCTTTACTAATTGGATTCCACCTTCTGTCATGCCTTTACCTTTGTATGGCAGAACTAACATTCTCCATCCAGTTGGTTGAGGCATCCTCTCTAGTATGCTTTTGTCAATAAGGGTTGGGTCTAAAACCCTATCATCCTCTTTAACAAAGGCACTATCTAAATTAATACTTGATTCTTCTTTAATGGCTTTTTCTGACATTTATATGTCCTCTCCTTGTAAGTGTTCTTTTATCTTATCACGAATATAATTTAATGCAGAGAGTTCTCCCATTAAAAAGTTATATTTTTCCATGTCAGACACACCACCTGAAGTGAGAACATCAATTATTTGTTGCTCTCTATCTTCCATTGCTTTACGCAAAGATGAGATATGATCATATAAATCCATTAAATTTAGAAGATTCCTTTAAACTTGTTGCCTCTAAGTGCGGCTCCTTTACCTCTTGATTCACCTGCCTCTCTACCCGGCTTATGTGATCTATCAACCTGTATTTTTTTTGGTTGACTAAGTGGTAAGTTGCCTTGACCTTTAATATTTATTTGAGTTTTGGCTGTCACTTTTTACCTCCTGTTTTTTTAGCTTTAGCTTTTGGTTTAGCCTTAGCTTTTGCTTTTGGCTTTGCCTTAGCTTTTGCTTTTGGCTTTGCTTCTACTACAGGCTCAGGCTTTGGCTCTGAGTCCATAACATTTTCAACAACCTCAGAAGATAGTTTTTCTTTTATCTTCTTCTCTTTTATTTGTTGTTTAATTTTATCATTTATAGAACTTGTCATTATTTATTCATCCTCTGTTGTAAATCAATTAATTTTAACTCAGTTTGTTGTTGAAGTCTTTGCTTTGCAATGTCATTCTTCTCAGCTTGTACTTGAGCCTGCTGATCTGCTTTTTGTTGTGCAATTTGAATCTCTGCTGATTCTTTCATAGCATCTTGCTGTTCTTTAGCTTTAAATTGCTGGTCTTTCATGTCTATCTCTTTATTTCTTAAACCAAGCTCTTGTTGTCTTATTGCAACTAATGGGTCTTGTTGTTGAGGTGGTTGTACTGACATTAGGAAGTTATTTGATAGTTCAGCCAATATAGGAGATGCAAAAGACTCAATAATAGTTTGTATTTGCATACTTACTGCTTGTTGTTGCTCAGGTTCTAACTGTGCTGACTCAACACTTAATTGTTCTATTTGTTGAATTAACTCAGGTGGCATTTGCTCTTGTGCTAGTTGATTAGCCAAGAATTGTAAATGTTGCATTACATGAGCAATGATTAAAGATTGTAATTGTGGGTTGGTTTGCACAGCCTGTGTTAAAAATAGTGACTTGTGTGCCTCTATATGAGCTTCATGGTTTTGTTCAGGAAAAGCAGTTGCAGGTATGCCCTGTAACAATCCTGAGTTTTCTATACCTGCATCAGTTGGCATAGGTCTGTTGTCTTGAGGTGGCTGTAGCAAAGAATCAATATTATCTACACCTAATGCAGAATACATCCTTCTATATGCTTCATATATACCACTTGCACCATGTATTTCAGGATTGGATTGCACCATGGTCAATAACTCTTGAGCCATAACAACTCTTTGGCTCATAGAGAATATGTTTGGGTCAGATACAGGTATGACATCTACTGCATCACTAAAATCCTCAACTTTTATTTCTTTAGAACCACTGCCTGTTTCATATGGATATGTTGGAGGCAAGAAGTCTGCAAAAACTTTAACCAATATTTTAAACTCACTTTTTTGTGAATAATGCAATCTTTTGTGAATAGCACTCATTACCTTGGTGCCTTTTTCTAATAAAGCTATAGTTGTGCCTACAGGCATAGATGCATTGGCATCTCCAATGTTCATGTCAGCTATTGCCGCAAACCTTTGCCCACTTTGAACTAATAACCCAAGCAAATTAAATAGCACATTGCTTGGTTCTTTGTAAGGCAATGGCATAAGAGCATCTCTCAAAGCACCACCCGGTGCATCAATATCTCTAAACTCACCCGGTTGTAATGGTGAAGCCTCATCCCTAATTCTTATACCTCTTGCCTTAAATCCTGCTGGTAAGTTGCTTAAGGTTCCTGCATCTATAAGCTGTCTTAAAATGGAGGTGGATGCTTTAGATAATCCACCTATCATGTGTGATAAGCCTAGACCATAGAAACCTAGACCCGGTAAAAACTTATATTGCACAAAGTAATTGATCTTGTTTCTTATGGGGTCATCAGGCAAATAGTTTCTTCTAATGGATAAAATTTTTCTTGATGACTCATCAATGGTAATGATATAAGGCAACTTAAGTCCTGTTGGCTCACCATTTTCATCCATGTCCTCAAAGCCTTCTATGTCAGCTATGGTATGTATTTCATATATTTTTCTATCACTACTATCACCATAGTTAGGCTCTACACCTTGTATTTTGTTTATTTCATCTGTGACATCATCAGTGATATTTATTTCATCACCAACTAAGTCAACATCTCTGTAGAATCCTGATATTTGCAATTTTTTTATTTCATTGCTAGACATGTTGACCATGTGAGTAACTCTCTCTGCTGAAAGTAGGTCTGTGCTTTCATATGGCACTAATAAATCTTCAGCAGGCACAAATTTAGATACAGGTCTTTTTAGTGCCTCATCATAGTAAACTTTTTTAAATGCACTACCTGATAAAGGTAGATAAAACAATAGTTGATCTAATTCAGGGTCATACTCAGGCATCTTGTTCATGATGTAGTAATTCATAAACTCTGCCACTCTCTCTGCTTGCATTTCTACATTAGCTGTTCTTTGTCCTACTATTTGTGTCTTGACCGGTCCTTGTGCTGGCAGTAATTCCTTGTAAGCTTGTGCTTGGAACTGTGTTACTGCTTCAGCCAATATAGGATGAATTACTCCTGAACTACCTTCAAATGGCTGACTTCTTTGATCATCAAATCTCATACCAAGATATTTAAGACCATCAGTGTAAGTTTTCTCCCATTCTTTTCTTGACTCTTTATCTGACTCTATATCACTTATAAGTTTGTGTGATAATAGTCCAAGCACACTATCATCAAGGTATTCAGCTATATTGCTATCAAAAGAAATCTCTGCCTCTGTTGATTCTATTTCATCTAAGATAACTGAGTCATCTGTAATAGTAACCTCAAGTGATTCAGCTAATTGCTCATCAAAGGTTGGTTGTTCAGGTGGAATGTCAATAGATTTAGATTGATCTACTATGTCAGGATTGTTTTCAGTGCCTAATTTTCTCTCTGTAACCACTTAGTTTATTGCCTGTTTTAGTTGTTGAATATTTTTATTTACACTCTGCATATCTCCAACTATTGTTGGGTACATTAATTGTCTATCTAGCTCTGCTTCATTAGGATTTTTGTAACCTTCAATCAAGCCTTCTTGTATCAAGGGCATAAATTTGTCAACTATTTCTTGCCTTGTCATTATCGACATGGTTTCAGGATTATAACTTGGCAAAAGATATTCTTTTCCACCTATTTCTAAACCAGTTATTTTCATAGTTACCACTTGATTGCCTTGAGGTGTTACCTCAACTCCCTGTTTGCTATTCATCACTACATTGTTATGGTAGTTTTGCAAAAAATTTTTATTTTTTAAGAATCTTTGCATGTGGCTTTTATTCTCTATGACCATATTAATGCACTGTCATTTTTTCTATTTTTTCAGCAACAATAATATCTGTAAGCTCACCAACCAATTCATAGCCTTCTCCTTCTGCTATGATTGAAGCATCCTCCATTGATTCTGCATGGATATTTGGTCCGCTGTATTCTTTGTCATCATGAAAAAATTTAGTGATATATATTTTCATCAATAATAAACCAGTTGCCCTCTGTCAAATGTTACTTCATCCTCATAATCAGATTTTAATTGGATAAAGCCTCCTTGTCTAACTCTCATTAAAGCCATGGTTGAACTATCACAAAAGTCATCATGCTCACCAAATGGAAAAGATGCCATTTCTTCAATAACCTCTTCTGCAAACTGATCATCAGTTGCCCATATCATACCACTTTCAAACATAGGTGACACACTGTTCATTCTAGCTATTTTATCTTGTCCTCTGCTTGGTGAGTAAGATTGCACAGGAATACCCATTTTTCTAAGCTCATGAGTAAGTGGTGTGCCTGAAGCTTTTGCCTCAATCAATACTATGTCAGGCTCCCAATACTTATATTCTTCTAATGCTATTTTTTTTAACTCAGGAAAATCAACTCTATACCTATTAGCATCCAAAAGGATAATAGCTTGCTCTGTGCCATCTTCAGGGTCAAAAATACCCCATGTTGTAATAGCACTGTAGTCTGCTGTCTCCTTTTTTGAAAAAGCAGTATCATAAGACTGAATAACTGTATGACATGCAGGAATATCATCCTTCTCCCATTTTTGCCACCACTCTCTTTTTACAATACTACCACTTTCTGCTGTTGGGTTTTGCATCCATTGTGCGTTCCATTTACTAACAGGCAAAGATGCTTTTACACTAAGCAACTCCTCTTTTTTCCAAAACTCACCCCATAGTGGTTCATCTGACTCAGGCATAATGGCTGGAAACTCAACTACTTCCCACTGATCAGCATTTTCTTCTGATTGTCTTTTTAAAAGCCTGCCAGCTAAGTCTTTGTGACTCCATCTTGTCATGACTAAGACTATGGTGCCTCCCGGCTGTAATCTTTGTCTTGGACCGCTGGTGTACCATTCCCATGCACTTTCCATGGCTGTGGGTGACATTGCATCTTGCTCAGAATGTGGGTCATCAATAATTAAAAGATCAGCACCCCTACCAGTTATAGCACCACCAACACCTGAGTAGAAAGCTTCACCCCCATCATCAGTTGTCCACCTACCTGCTGATTTGTTATCTGCTGACAATGATACATTGGGAAACACATTCTGATATTCTTGACTATCAATAATGTTTCTAACTCTTCTACCAAACCTAACAGCAAGTTCAGCGGTATGAGTTGCTTGAATAATTTTGAGTGCAGGATTAAGACCCATCATCCATGCAGGAAAATAGGTTGATGCAAACTCAGATTTTGAGTGTCTTGGAGGCAACATAACCATAAGTCTTTTGCATTTGCCTTGTGAAACTCTATTTAATTTGTCTGCAAGTATCTTGTGGTGTCTACCTAAAATGACACCATCCCAAAGATATTTAATAAATTCTAAAAAATCTGTTTGACACTTTTCTTGGCTTTTTATGTTTTTCCACCTAGATATTAAGAGTAAAGCTCTTTTTTGCTCATCATCTGATAAAGCATCAAAAGATTTTATTTTATTTATATCCATGTTTAGGTTGGGAAACTAGAAACCTAGTCTCCCATTACACTTGATAAGATTAAGAGGAGATATATACATACAAAACCAAGTGTTGTTTTATTTTACACAATCCCATCAATTTTCCAATCTAAACCTTCATACATTCTAGCTTCAGCCTGCCTTCTTTTAGCTAATCCTTCTAATCTCTTGCCACCAGCTTTATCCCACCTAAGTATTTGTTCAGGCACCTCATCATAGTCAAGGGCATTTAATTTTTTCAAAAGAGTAGATTTACCTAAATTAGTCGGTCCCAAGTTGTAACAAAAGCTTACTAATGCTGAGAATTGACACTCCTTAAGGGGTGCTTTGACCAAATTTTTGACATGTCCTTCATACTCTAATAGTTCTTCTTCAAGCATCATGTTAGCTTTTTCTTGTGACCAAACATCACCCATTTTTACATTTTTAGTATGCCCATAGCCTATGGTTGGCACATTGACTGCATCAAGGTAGGCTACACAATTACCCTCATCATCAGTAGGACAACCCTCGAAATGTTTAATTAATTCAACTCCTGCATCTGATATATGCATATTATTCCTCCTCTTTTTTAGTAGTAACTTTTCTATAATACACAACCACATCTTTGAGTTCTGTAATATATCTTTTAATTTCTTGCATGTTATAAGCCATAATTTCATAGTCAGGTATTGTCATAGCAAGAAAAACCAATTCACCTTCTTGTTTTTCAATTTTTGCTAATTGCTCCTCCCAATTTTCAGGTGTGACTGCAATCCATTCAGGTTGCCTAAGATCAATCTCTCTAGGCATTATGGGTTGTACTATCTGCCTCTCCATAGGCTTTGCACTAACCTGTATTTCTTTAGTTGGAATTAGACTGCAACTGCAAGCCATTATCAAGACCATCAACAGTGGTGCTGATTTTCTCAATGTCCTCCATGATATGCTTTGTACCATTGTTTATTTTCCTTTGCATTTCAACTGGGTCAGCCAATATCTTTGAGGCTAACTCATAGTTTTGTATAAACTGTGTATATCTATTTAACTCTCTTTGTGCAATTTTGCTTTTTACATTAAGGTCTTGTAGTTGTTGTGTTTGCAACTCAAAGTCTTGTTGTAATGATTTTATGGCTTCTTCTTGTGTTGCAATAGCACCTTCAAGGGCAATATTATTAGCTTGTAATATTTGGTTTTGATTGAACAAGTAATACAAAATAGTAAGCAAGACTAAGACTATGCCTACCAAAACTTTACTCATTATTCATGCACCAATGCCAAGCATCATTATCAGAGTGTAAAAAGGCTTGACATCTTTTAAACTTTTCTCGCCATTCATCAGAATCGTATTCATCATTCCACTCTAAGTTAGAGTTTTCTGCTATGGGTATAAATTTAGATGGTGTTGATGAGCAACCTATGGCAAATATGCTAACCAGCAAGAGGATTCTTGTTATCATCTTTAATCTCCTCTATTTGTTTGTCTAAGCTTTCTAAATCAGCTTTAATGGTGGCTATGTCTGTTTTTATTTCTGTGACATCAGGTACATCTATGCTATCAACTGCTTTTTCTAAGAATTGCACAGATGTCTCTATAGATGCAAACCTTTCTTCAATGACTTGCACATTATCTTCTGCTTCATTTATTCCACCAATCTTTGCCTCAAGGTTTTCTAGCCTATTTATATAAGAGCCACCTGTAACACCAAACCCTATAAATGTTCCTATAATACTTACCAATGCAATTATTTGTGTTGTTTTATTTTGAAACCAATCCATATTACCTCCATATCTCAGGTTCATTTTGCATCATGCTTTGTAAATTATTTATGTTTTTACTGGCATAATCATAAAAAGCTTCAATGTTATCGTTCATGGTAATGTTACCATAAATATCTTGAGAAGAATACCAAACATTTTGATCAGGTATTACATAAGTTGTATAAGCATTAAACTGAGGCACATATCCTATAAGTGCAACCAAGCTTGACTCATCACTATATTCACCAGTAGATTGCTGTTCTTGTTGCATTTCTTCTTGTTGCTCTTCAATGTTTTGAGCAATAATTTTGTCAGCTATTTGATCAGCCTCAGATTGTGTCATGACACCACTCACTGCTGTGTCAATTTGACCTTGCATGTCTTGAACTTGCACATCAGTCATAACAACTTGTGCATTACCATCACCCATGTTCATGGGTGTAATGCTCATAGTTACAGAAGCACTAGAACCTGAACTCAAAGATAAGACTTGGTTGTTTTGTGCATTGGCACTAGCTATTTGGTCAGACATACTTGGAGATGAAGATGTGCTTATGCCACCTGATGATGTGTTGCTACCCTGTGTAGAAAATCCACCTGTGCCTGTGGTAGAAGAGTTGCCTTGTGAACTGCCACCACCATAATTTGTGCTGTTGTTTGCAGTATTCAAAGCATTATTAATTACATTTAAAGCTATTATTTTGGTTTTTGATGGTGATGCATCAGTGTTGGTTACATCTATTTCTTCTTCTATTTCATCTAGCTCCTCAAAAACTTCTTCTTCTATATCTGCAATCAACTCCTCCTCTAATTCTGCAAAGACTTCTTCTAATTCTTCAAAGACCTCTTCAACAGCCTCCTCTTCAAAAATCTCTTCTCTAAACTCTTCTTCAGGCTCATCATTTCTAGCAACATGCTCTTCATCTCTGTGTTCTTCATGATGTCCTCTTGTTTCTTCCTCAAACCAATCATCTAATTCTTCAATGGTGTTAATAACTAAAAAGTTTTCAGGCTCACTAAAATCTTCTACAAACAAAGTCTCTTGCAAAATAAATTGCTCAACAAACACATCTTCTTGTGGCAAGAAATCATTATGTCTGCGAAAGTCATCAAAAATTGGCAATGGCTCAGGCTCAAAAAATATTTCAAACTCCTCTCTAAATGGCTCATTAAATGATTCTTGTGGTTCGTTAAAGTCATCAAAGACAAATGGTATATCCTCTTCAAAAAATTCTATAATTTCAAAAGGCTCTTCAAAACCATGCTGGTGGTGTTCATCTTCAAATATACCAGTGGCAAACTGCTCTTGCTCATCTCTAAAACCATAGTTGACATTATCTTCATTAAAAAAAGCTACTGACTCTTCTTGTCTAAAACCAACACAAAAGGATGCATACTGTGGGTCATCATCACATTGTTGCTGGTCATAGGCTTGCCAATAGTTTGGACATGACTGACTATAAAGTTGAGTTATATTGCACTGTTGTGTTAATAAAGCATCTGCATATCCTGAACAGCTACTATCATTTAGTGGATTAGAGCAATCTATTCCATTGCCACTGCCCACTCCATAAAGACTGCCTCCACCCTCTAATAAAGTGTTAGAAGATGTATTATTCCAATTTGTTGATACACATGAACTGCTATTGGTGGTTCCTGTATTACACTCATCATGAAAAAGATATTGATATACCTGTGAACTATTTGCACCTACCTCACCAATAATCACATCATGGTTGGTAATGTCTAATTCATCATATCTATATTCAAAAGAGTGATTTGGGTAGAGTATAATCTCAAAGCTATTATCAGTATTGTTTCTTCCATACTCCTTCATGTCATACCAACCCAAGATCATTTTTGTACTGTCTCCCCAAGACTTCATTCTTGAGCCACTATCTTGAATTAGGTCAGTCCAAAATGGAAACATGGTATAGGTGTATTGAGAGCCTATAGGATCAGGGGTATAGTCACCACAATAATTGTTGTAATTTATATTGCCTGTGCCAAGACCAAAATGCGCACACCCATTAGTGGCAATCCTCACCTTATCAAAGGTTTGCCCATAAAAATTAAAGTCAAAGGTTAAATCTATAGATGGAGAAAGCTGATCATCACCTACTGTATAAGCTAATTCACCCTCAAAATTGTTTGCATTTTTTTGTAATTGAAAGAGGTCTTGATTAGCCTCGTAAATGTATTGTGCTGGTATGTTCAAAGAGAAACATACTAGCCACCATAAAGCTCTTTTTTGCATTGTTCTTTTGACTTCGTTTTGCTTACAACCACTCTGCTGATTAAACCTGCTACATCATTTTTTATTTTGTCTCTATTTGGATTGTGTTTTTGGCTACATTCAGCAATATATTCTTTCTCAAAATCTGCTTTGTCAGGTCTTTTTTGTGGGTTAGCCAGCCATAGTTCTTTTGCTTCTGCACCTATCTTGCCTTCATAAGGTGCTGGTGTACCTGCTTGCCACATAGCTTTAAACACTCTTTCATCTTGAGCTAAGAGAGAAATTGCCGCCACTTTCATACCCATATCAAACAGATATTTGCTAAGTTTTAATCTTTCACAGTTTTCGTCAATTATTGTTTTACCACCTGAAAGACCTATCACTTGACCGCTGAAGGCGGCGCTTGCTCCCACTCGACAGATATCCTGTGAATAACTCATGATGCTTGGTGCTATAGCTGATGCGGGTGGTGCCTCACTTTTAATTTCTTGCCTAATAGTCTGTGTGCTAGAGCTTTGATTAATGTTTCGATTGGTATTATCTGAAACTGTGTTGTTCATATTTTGGTTCAAATTGCTGGTTTCAACCTTAGATTCTGATTCAGATTTATTGATATTGGTATTTTGTGAAACTGAATTAGAGGTGCTTTGAGAAACATTATTGTTGTTAACTGTCTGATTTACAGTGGAATTTACTGTAGATGTTGAGGTATTAATGTTTGTATTTTGTGAAGTGGCACTTGAGGTCGAGGTCGAGACATTGGTGTTTACATTGGTAGAAGTCGAAACATTGTTATTTGTCGCAGTCGAAGTGTTCACATTAGTATTTTGATTTACTGAGGAATTATTGGTCGTTGTATTGTTGGTGTTTACATTAGTGTTGCTGTTCGTATTCGTATTATTCGTGGTCGTTTCATTCGTGGTGTAAACATTACTGTTTTCACAATACTGAGTGCCATTTACACAAGCTGTACCTGATTGTTGAGTTGATTGTGCATTGGCTTTAATAGATATACCAACAGCTAAAGTTATTAGAAAAAGAAAGCCTGCCATTGCAAGCATATTGTCATGTTTTCTTTGTTCTTTTTTGTCCATTTGGGTTAAAAACTCCTAACTCTATAAGTTTAAATCTATTCACAATATGTTCTGCTTCAACATCAGTCTTGCTTTGACCATAATATTTAACAGCTAAATAGTTTTCTATCATAGATACATTAATATTAATGCCATCTACAATTATCTCCCCCAAAACTCTACCATACTTTCCTTTAGAATCTTTTAATTTTGATCGTAAAATTACTTTTTTACCACCATTAATTGCATCTTCTAAAAATTTTGAAGCAAGCTTGCCTCTTGCTTTTTCATCTAAATCTCTTGTTCTGCTCTCAGGTGTGTCAATCCCATAAAGCCTGACACGACACTTGTGAAGAATAGAAAAGCCAAGATCAAGGATAACATCAATAGTATCACCATCAACCACTCTAGTGACCTGACAGCCATATTCATACATTACTTGTCATCTTCTCCTTTGAAGCCTTTGCTTTGACCTGACTTGCCTGAATATACACCAAAGACTACTCCCATGGCGCCCACCACAACTGAAACTAAAGCTGATTGCTCAAGGTTAGGTTCAGGTAGGTTCATGAACCAAATGACTGATTCATACATCAGATAAATATAGACAACCACAAAGATTCTAGGGAATATTCTCCATGAGTCTACTGCTCTTGCTAGATGTATGACCTTTTGCCAAGGATTAACATTAGTAACATCTTCTAATTCTCTAATTTTATCTTTTAGCTCTGAGATTTCATTAGTCATCTCTAAAAATCTATCAAGGTCGATTTCAACTTCATTGCGGTCAAAATCTCCGCTAAATTTATTTCTGTGATCTTCCATCATAAAAACTTTGCTAGTATGACACTTACCACAATAAAAGGATAAACACCCCATATCATGTTTTCTAATTTATCAAATCTTTTGGTGCCTGACTCTAGCCTTTTTTCGATATTTGCATATCTGATGCTACATTCTCTTTCATGAGATTCTATTTTGGCAATAGCTTCTTGCAGGTTATCCATGAGACTATTTTTTCTTTTTTTTGACTCTAATGGTTGTATAAGCCTCATCTACATCAGGTGTAGATTTATCATCTGCAACATAATGTCCTTTCTTGTTTCTAGCTCTGACTTTTTTTTGCTCTGTGCCAGTCCAATAATCTACTACTTTTGTCCACCAACTCATTTGTCTTTTGCCTTGCCAATGTTAATTGCACACCAATCTACTAACCAATACACTTTTGCAAGCATTTGATCATCTTTAGGTGTGGGTGTTAATGCACAAATAAGTGATGCACCTGATATTACCCAAGGTGCTATTTGTATTATTTTTAATATTAAATCTAACATATAAACCATAATTCCCTCCTATGAAGTTGGTTCTGTTGGAAACTCACCAAGTGGTCTTACTGGTGGTGTTGCATCATTGTATTTATAAAGATCAGCCAAAGCATCTACATTTGCAACAGCATTAATTTTAGCTTTCATGTCAGTTGCCGCTGTTCTTACTCCTACTCTGTAATCTAGCCAGTCTGATGGTATAGCTTTAGAACTTTCTGCATTTCTGACTACCATCCAGTCATTAGGTTGTAATAAGCTATAAGCCTGATTATCTATAACTGCACAATGATTTGTTTTTAAGGTGTCTAAATCTCTAGCTGTAGCTGTTCCATAACTTGCAGTTACTGTGTTACTTGCAAAATTAAAAGTTTGATTTGTATTAATATAGTATTCTTTATTTTTTAAATTAGAATTATCTTCAATTACTATATAAACACCTATAGCTTTTAACTGTGCTTCTGACCAAAGGTTATGAATATTACTAGGATATTTAATATCTCCTATGGTTAATTGTATAGGTTTGTTATAAACCTTACTTATTTTACTATCTTCTACTAATGCCCACATGATTTTATATTACCTCATAAATTGTTTATTGACTATCTTGCTGTTGTTGGTATCCCTGTTGATGTTACAAATGGATTTTCTGCAAATGCCATGTAGATGTATGTTGTTCCACTACCATTTATTGTGTTATCACTATTCCTTAATTTGAAACCATTAGAATATAAATCTATGTCATCACCTGATATAGCACTTGTTGACTCTGCATCACTTCCGTTTGCTCTTAGCCATACATCTATTGGATTATAGCCTAGTCGTTTATGGTCATACAAAGACCAAGAACCTGTTGATGATGATGGTTTTGTCATCACAAAAGCAGGTTTAAAACCTGTATAAACAAAAGTACCGTCTGCATTTCCATTACCGACATACTTATCAAACTTGCTGTAGCCTTGTTTTTCTGCGAAGCAGTAGCATATTTGGTCTTGACCACTTTGATTTATTGCTGTTGCTGTGCCTATTGAAAAAACAGATGTAGTTGGGTCTGTTTGTGTCCAAATTGAATCATTTGCGGTAACAGCAGAGGTTAAATTTAAATTTAAAAAATCATAATTATTTGTTGTTTTATGATGTTTTACAGACCAATTTGCAGTTGAGTCTAAATTTTTTTGAATAATCATATCAGGTGCTACACCTAAACCATGACCAACTGTTGCTACTGAACCTGTGCCTGTGAAGGTTACAATACTAAATCCTGCTGTAGTATTTGCTTGTACTGTCGAAGTTATTGAGCCATCTGAGTTTGAAACTGTTGTACCACCACCTGCCTTCCACTGCCAAGCTACATAAGTTTTACTTGTTAAATTAAAATAAGTCTGTGCTGTTGAGCCAAAGGTAAAACCATCTGAGTCAAAACTTGCTATACCAACACCTGAAGGGGTAGTATCAGCACCTTGAGAAAGGTCTGAATATATATTTTTAGTTCCACCTCTAGTTGAATCTTGTAATGGTTTGTTATTTCCTTCTCTAGTTGCAAACCAAACTAAATCAGGTTGTAAGTCACTATTACCATCATTTACGACTGATGAACTACCACCACCACCTGTGTAGGTAGCAGTTTGAAAAAATGCTGATGGATCATCTATTGTTGTATAAACTGCCATATTATCCTCCGTCTGAACCTAAGTTTTTCGTGCAAAGTGCAAAATATCCTGTTGGTGGTGCAAACTCAAATGTACCTATTGAGTTGCCGTCACTAGCAGAACTTGAGATAGACATTGTTGTAAAACCACCGAAGTTTACTACCCATTGACCACCACTATCGTAACTTACTGCAAAAACATAACCATCCGATGAATCAGGTAAAT